TAATCGGCTGGAGTCATGGAATTACTTAGGGGTTGCTGTTACACCCGCCGGCGCCAACGGATTGGACAAAAAAGTTGCACTTACTTCCGAGCTAAATGCGCTCTCAAATCCGGAACTGTCAATCGCCGTGACTACATAGAAATATTTCGTCGCTCCAGCGCCAGCCGTATCGACATAAGTAAGCGTCGTTACTGCAATCGGGGTTGTATTCTGTTTTGTATACGGCCCCCCCGTGGTGGTTCCTCGATACACATTGAATCCGGTAGCGAGATCCGCTCCCTGGGTGTAGCTCCAACCAATCGTGATGCTATGTTGCGTTTGCGGCCAGGCCACAACCGCTAGAAGCAAAAACGCAAAAATCGAAATACCGAATCTTCGTTTCATGTTTTCTCCTTTATCCGCCCGCCCCGCCAGATCGCAACCACTGAATATAAACGGGGTTAAAGTACCTTGTTGCAAAGTGAACAAACAACCACAAAATGAGTCCAAGAGTGATGGGCCATGGAATATAGCGGACAACGGCCTGCGTCAGCATGGGTATGTCCTTTTTCCTCTCAATCCCGGCGAACATCTCATAGGCCAGAAAGAAAAGAATCCAGAAACACCAAATCATTGTTCCCCACGTATTCCATGGCTTCATGGCTCACCGTCCTTAAAAGTAGATGTTCAAACCCGTAGAAATATTCTGCGCGTTGTTGGTCGTGACAAAACCATTTTGCACGCCGCCATGCAGATAGTCGATTCCGATGATCTGCAACGAAATATGATCCGCAAGCGGATAGCTGAAATGCACGCCTGCTGTTTCCGCAATCCGGTTCACCGTAGGCTGAAGAAGTTTTCCCGCGCCCGCACTGAAGGTGACTCCTATTTTCGTGGTATCGAACAAAATCTTTTTAGACAGAGTGGCCCCGAGTAGCTCATTAAGCGGCCTCGTATAAGCGACAACACCCAATTCCCATCGGGCGCTTGCGGAGGAAACAGAGATGTGCTCATAGCCGACGGAGATGGTAGGCGTGACCTGAATTGCCGCCGTAGCAATCACCGCCGGTGTCGTGGAGCTGCTCGAACGGAATTCCGAATAGTTTCCAGACATCGTAAACAGATTAGGTGCCGGAATGGACTGCGCGTGCAGGCCGATAGCAAAGAGAGAAGCGAGAAAAGCGATTGCGAGTTTCATCTTCATTTTGTATTTCTCCTTTTTAGAAAATAATCATTGGCCCATTTGTTGCAGTTCCTGATCCACCACCGCCCCCACCGCCAGTAGGATAGCAAACAGTTGGATCAAACAATTTTATTCCGGTAGCATCCCGCGATTCCTAATTGTAGCAAACCTCGGCAGGGATGGCATTGGCATGTCCTGCTAGCGTCGAGCTATCAAGATTGCCGCCTGTCACATCAGGGCCAATTGGAGGCCACGGCACACTTCCGAACCAAGAAGGCTTTGATGCATGAACAAACGAAGCGGGAAGCGTGTGTGTGATCGAATCGTTCCAGATGATCGAATTGCTGGCTATATCGAAATTGCCGTGTTGAAAAAGAGTGCCTGATGCAAGACCAACCCAATATCCCGCCGTTGGCCCAGGACCATCGGAAAAGGTTGTAACTCCAGAGCCGGATGAATCCGGGCCATTGTCATAGCCCACACTCACAGGATAAAGAAAACTCTGAAAATTTCTGCTGGCTGAAGGAATCACGGTTGAAGTAAAAGGAGATGGCCCTCCGTTGTACTTGCCATTTGTCGCCGCCGTCACTGCATCCGCTGAACCGAGAATATTGCCAATGGCGTTTGTGTTCGTATGAATGAAAGCATTCGTGATCGGATACATGTACTGATTTGCAAGAGTCGTGCTAGACCAGTTCACAGTTTGTCGTCCTGAAACATTTGTGGGAGATGCAAGAGTTTCTACCCCTCGGAACAGCCCCCGGAAGAATGTCTCATTCGCCCCAGATCCCCAGAAGCTATCCATCGTGATGGTGTTGCCGATGTTTCCCTCGTAGAGATTGAACTGTGGATGTGCTCCATGCTCCACAAATGAACCGAGAATAGCAGTCGGAGAAGATGTGCCATTGCATGATCCGCAATCGAAATTCCCGATGCTGTAATTATAGGCAATCACATTGCCAGCAGCTCCCCATTCCAGCATGATCCCGACGTGAAGACGTTCGGCGATATTGTTTTCGACAAGCGTGGCCGATGTTTTGTTGAGGAGATCCACATCGGAATCCGAACCTCCGGAAGAATGTGTGTATGCATTCGAGAAATAACTATCACGAATTTCACCGTGCAAACTCCAATAAAAATCCACATGATCAGCATCGGCATAATTGTCGAACACTTCTTTGATCCAGCAGGAGTAGCAAGCCGTTCCAGTAAACACCTGGGAATAGCCCGTGCCGTTTGAAAACACCTGCAAGAGTTCCACGCCTGCAAAATTGGTCGCGGCATATGGATAAACCAGGGCCGGACCCGTAGAAGTCGCAGTGCCATAATTCGTATATAGCGCCGGCGAAATGGTCAACGTCGTTCCGGCAACATTTGTGACAAGCACCACCTGGCCGCGCGTGCGGACTCCGTTGTCTCCCGTGCCATCACAAAAAGTACATCCGCTTGGATTTTGTATCGAATGTATCGAGACATAAACGGGATCGTTCAATTCAGATACGGCCAGCAAAGTCCCGCTTGATATTCCCGAGGCGCTCGCAACTACAATGCTCGTTGAACCGGCTGTTGCCCCCGAACTGATTGAAGTAGATGCTGGGCTCGTGAAGTTCGGTCCGGTTAGATTCCCAAGGCTGATTACGGCACCGCTCGTCCCAGTGGCATTCAAAATTGTTTTGAGCGTTCCCGCCCCACGCAATGTGCAATTGGACGGCACGGTGAGCGTACCGTTGATCGTGTAAGTTCCGGTAACGAGAAGAACGACTTGCCCTCCAGAACAGGAAGCGAGGGCCGCATTTAATTGGGCGAGCGTGGCGCTTGCTCCAGCCGAAGTTGCCGTCACGCAGGCTGCCGTTATGCAGATCGTCGTTCGATTAGGAATCCCGCCGACGACTCCAACGCCAGACCAATCCACGGCCCATTTCTGTGGAGAAGAAACACTCTCGCCACTGCCGGATGGAGCGTTCAGAAGCGTAGACCAAAGTTGCGCATGCGCGACGGCTGGCAGGAATAAACAACACAACAAAAGGACTAAACGTCTCATCAATGTGCCGTCCATGTTCCGGTAAAAGATTTTGTAAGGTAATGCGTTGGATCTCGGCCAATGATGCACACCTGATCCCCCACGGCCCCCGCCGAAGTAAATGTTCCTGTTCCCGCTGTTCCATAGGCCGTGCGGGCGGTGTTCTCATATTGAGCACCACTGCCAAGCGCTCCAAGCGTGATGACCGAACTAACATTGTCATCATTCATTACGCAGAATTGATCTCCTGCGGCTGGAACAGGTGGAGTCACGGTGCATGCGGCAGTGCAAACGAAGAAACCGTTTGGCGCTACGACTACGTTTCCGGTGCTTGAGCCGATAGCAAGGGGAACTGGAGCAACAAGAGCTACAGGCTGACCGCTTTCGGTAATTTGTCCATCCGCATTAACAGGTCCGCCAACATCAAGAGTATAGATCGTTCCCAGAAGCGAAGGTTTTTTACCAATGCCGAAGTGATCGCCAGATCCTAGACCGAGCCATGAATCTACGCCGCCTTCACTGGCAAATTTCAACCAGTATGCCGTGGAAAATATCTGTGGAGTCCCTGTTCCCGTTGGAGTTCCGCACCCAAAATTGAAGGAAGTTTGATTCGTCGTTTGGAAATAAGAATTCTCTCCTCCTGACGTGGTGCCGTACCAGATGCGGTATACGGGAGAAGCAAACGCAGGAGCATAGTTGATGGTGATGATTTGTCCGCCAGCCCCGGTACTGGCGCTTGTCTCCTGCGTCTGCGGGGTAATTTTGGTCCAACCGATTCCATCGCCTTGACTAAGCGCAAAGAAATAAGTAATTCCTGACGCACAACTTCCGCCCGCGCCTCCATTCGTAATAGTGAATGTTGGTGGCGGTATCAATATGGCCGCTTCAGGCACATCTCCGTTGCCATTGTTCGGAAAGTTCATGAAGAATTGACCGCCAACAATCTGGCGCTTTGCGCCCGTGCGCGTTTCCCCTAAATTTAAATCTTGATCGGCTGGCAGAATGTTTCCATCCCAGGACGATACAGAGCTACTTGTGATTGAAAGAGGAAGATCCGCGCCAACTGTCGGATCGCTGCCTCTTGGCATGTTCCATACGTCATTGCCGACAAGTCCAGCGATGTTAGGAGCGGCGCATCCGGTAGTGCCTGCCCTCGGAATGTAATATTCACCCTTATAAGCAGCTTGATCCGCGCCGATGAAGAACTCTTGAATGTTGTCCAATATGCCAACTCTCGTATCAAAGGGAGAATTTGTGCATCCAGTATCCACTGTGAACATTCCCTTGGACCGAACGCTCTCCGTAAACAATTGACTCCACTTGCCGAATTTCCAAGCAGAGATGCCCTGGCCTGCGTTCGGCGCAGGAGAATCAACTTTGACCGCTCCATAAAACAAAGCGAAATCCCGCACTTCCCAATCCACCGATACGTTCTGTCCGCTGTTCCAGACATTCGTTAAATAAATCGAGTAGCGATTCACGGGAGCGCCGAGTTCCACTGATGCCGCATTGCATTTGAAGTTATAAATCTTGGCGAAGATCACGTTTGCATTTGCATAGAGACAATCTCCCCCGACGCTATGCTGCCCTGAAAAATTGTCGATCGTGACGCTACTTGTTCCAGTTGTGGGGATATTGGCAAAAATTAAGTCGTGACTGGCAGAAGCAATTGACGTACTAGCGCCACGCACGGTTTGGTTTCCGCCTTCGAATAACATCCCATCCATTTCACTTTGCAGACTTTGGGGAGTATAGAATGCGGAGCTATCCGTTGCAATTTCCACCTGATTATCTATATTAAAAATGACTTGACTTGCTGTATGGCTGTGCCCGATCAAAGTTCCGTTATAGCTCATTACTATAGGGTGAGTTACTGGCTCAATGATTCCAGTAGCATCTAGCGTGTAACCTTGAACCGGAGGACCAACGCCGCCAATTTGCAACCTGGATACGAGATAATGACCGGATGGCAGTATTACTTCGGGACCTCCAATTGGACCATTCGCAACCGATGTCGCCGCCGCGGCTATGGCATTCATGATCGGTAACTGATTGTCATGAAATGTGAACGCCGCCGTATTCGATGTCACTGCGCTTGTGGCAAGCACTAAATTGTTGGTTCCAGCTCCCGACACGATCGTTGTTTTCAACAGATCAGCGGTAGCTGTGGATGGTGGAGTGCTTGGGCAATTTAAATTGCGATTCCACACGGTGCCATCATCGTTGAATGCGGGCATATAGGTCCGACCGAGGAAACTGTTGTTTCTATAAACACAGAGATAATCCACGTCGCCAGGCGCGCCGGATGCGCCTGGAAACTGAAAACCAAAATAGACCCAAATGTTGTCAAGCGCCGTAAGGGTCGCTGGCCCGTTCGTGACTGTCAATGTGGCAGACTTCGCCGAGCATCCACCGTTGTGCCCCACAGCGCAGACATTGTATGTGTATGTTGTCGTACCTGGATTCGTTCCCTCGTAAAGAGCCATCCCCTGATTGAGAGTGCCGCCACTAGATGAGGTATTCGCCCCTGCCTGATTCCATGTCAGTGTAGTTGTTCCATTTCCTCCGGTTGTGAAGAACACCCCGTTATATGTGGAATCCGTCACCCCTATGACTTGCACATAAGAACTGGTCTGAATCGGACCGATAGACGAAACCGTAGCCGTCACCACGCCGGACAATCGTGAAATCGAAGAAATCGAAATCGGATTTACATTGGGAGCCTGAACCGTCGCCAAGGGGCCACAGCCAAAAAGGCTGATGTATTGTCCATTTTTCCAATCTCCGGGCAGCGTATTTGGTGCGGAATAAGTAGCCGTAAGCGTGACATTTGGAGATGTGGCATTGCAAGTAGCTCCAAATGTAGCTGTCGAACTCACGCATCCATAGGCGGTGCAATCAACAAAAGGATCTGGCCCTTTAATGCTTAAACTATTTCCGTCCGGAGTGGTTATTCCCGAAGCGCCGCCAAACACGCCTAGATTGTTAAATTGAACTTGCCCACTGCTACCGGCCGGATTTCCACTTCCACCGCTTGCGAGACTCGGAGAAATCACGAATAATTGCCCGGTGACTCCCGATCCCGTCTGACTCGCCAAATATCCGGACGTGCTGGGCGTGATATAAAAACCCCAATTTCCATTTGCATCCGCAGTGAAAGGATTCGGAGCCACAACCGTCAATGCGGCATTGGAATAGATCGTCACAAGAGGTGAGCATGGAATCCCGCCGCCGGTTGAAGCGCAGACGGTGATCTGCGCATTGGGAACCGCCTGCAAAACAGAATTACCCGGAATCCCCGGAACGCTTGTGGGAGTATTAACAACGGCCTGGCCCGAAATGAATACACCCTGCGCATGGGCCGATAGAGTCAATCCTAAAATAAGACCAATGAGAATCAGCGTTCTACGAAACATCGTCCCTCCGAAGTGCAGCAAATGATCATCATGTTTCCGCCAATCTTTTCTGGCAAACAGAGCCATGGAGAAACCAGTCGATTGTGGCGAGTAGCGCATCCCGTGAATATCATTACCACCAGGATAAGCATCTTCAATTTGCCGTCAACTGTTCCAAAACTGGAACGATCACATAGGACGGACCGGGAGAGCAGCTTCCCCCAAGTGTATAAGTCGTTGAATATTGAATTACCGTTCCTGCCTTCGCCCGGATCGTGCCAGTGTTCGCAAAAGCCGAACTATTCGGATATGTAATGCTGAACGCATATGCAGCACCTGGAACCCCATTCTCGTTGCCGCTACTTGTGAGAAGAAAGGAAACGCCAGGATTAACTGTGATCGGAGCAGCCGCAAATGGATCGGTATAAGTAAGAAACGGTTGTACGCTTGTGTTGCCAACGCAACTTGTTCCTGCCGCCGATAATTCAAAGTAATAGGAAAAGCGATACGTCGCATTGCTTCCGCCCACCGTGACCATTGTCGTCGCGCCGATGCTTGCGGCGCCGGAAGCGGATGGGGTGCTATACACAGTGGTGGGAATAAACAGTCCACAACCTGAACCAAGCGTGCAAGTTGTTGAACCGATCGATGTCACTCCGCTGCCAGGAAACTGCGAGAGCGTAGCTACGCCGGCAATGCTTGGAAGCGTATTCCAAGTAGCCGTGCCGATACTCGATAAGACAGGAACCATGCCATTCGATGGACTCCCTAGCAATTGATATCCGCTCCAAAATTGGGCATTCAAATTCGGAATCGTCGTTGTGTTCGAAATGGAAAATGTCGTGAATCCTGGCGTTCCGGAAAATGCGGGATTCCCGGTAAAGGTTCCGGTGAGGTTTCCGCCATTGATGCTCGCTCCACCTGAGAATGTCTGAAACGCAGTCCATGTATTCGGCGTGCTGAATAGATTCAAGCTTCCGCCGCCGATGCCTACCACTCCATCGATGATGTATTGCTGAACGCCAAATTGATCCTGCACAAGAATTCGGTAGGTATCACCGGCGATCAACCAGATCGAGACAAAACCGCCGGCATCGCACGTCACAGGATTCGGATTTGGAATGGTTCCCGCGTTGTCGAAGAAAGTTCCGAGTGGTGTGCTTGTGCCGGAAATATATGTGAAGATCTTACAACCTGCCAAGGGCTCTCCCGTCTGCGAAAAAAACTGCGGATGCGGAATGGGCATGAGTCCCACGGAAGTCTGCGCATAAGCTGACAGGCTCAGTCCCAAAATAAGACAAAGGAGAAGTGCTAACTTTTTCATTGGTTCCCCTGCATTGCAGAAGCGATGCTTGTTCCTGCCGCGAGCGGCATGCCTGCCGATGGAGCGATATTGAATGGAGTTGTGCGAACCGGCTGCAAGTTTCCCATTCCGCGCCGAATGAGCACATCCGGCTTATTCAAGTAATTAGATAATTCACCGGCAAGAATGCTGAGTCCTCCTGTCGGAGCTGCGCCGGCAAGTCCAACAATCCTCCCGAGAGACATTGGCTTTGCGCGATCCGCAACGTTCACCCTACGTTCTACTGCATCCTGCAAGGTGTCCAAGGCTCCATAGCGCAATCGAGCATCACGCACTCCGGTTTCACCATTCTTTTCAAGTGTGTCCAAGAATTGATTCCTCAGCTCGGCGCGCGCCGCTTCCCATCCTGCCGTTTCCGGATTATTCATCAAATTAGCTCGCCGCGCTGCCGGAAACTTTTGGAAATAGGATTCAAGTTGTCCATTCGCATATTTGAGAAGTTTGTTTGCGCTGGTTACATCCCGCGCCGATTCTAGTTTCTTTGCAAAGGATTCCAATTTCTCGGCGTTGCCTTCGTCAAATTCTTTCATCTCGTCTGAGATTTGCGCCCGGACTGCATCGGCGACCGGCTGCATTTCAACAGGTTGTTTCGCCTGACGCTGCAAGGCAGGTTCGACTTCTTCACTCCAAACCTTCTGCTTAATTTCTGGAATGGCATCATTTAGATCATGGACATTCTGAATTGGCGATTGTGCATCATAGGCTTTTAAATCTCCTGCCGCGCGTTGAAGGGAAGTATCGAAACCGCTCATGCTCGTGCGCGGGCTGATACCCTGTTTCATCAATTCTTCGCCGCTTGATGCGAGACCCATCGGATTGCCAATCTTGCGCCAACCGTTGCGAATCGCATCTCCGGAAACTTCAGAAATCTTGGGAATGACTCCCGTATCGGCAACCGCTTTAGGTCCGGCAAGAGCAAGCCCTATTCCCGTGCTTATTCCAAGGCCGCTGGCAATTTTCCCCTGCATGAAATCATTTGCCGCTGCATCCATCTGGGGACCGAGAAAAGGAATGGCCGCATGGAGAAGGTGTGCGGCGCCTTCAGCATAGTTCCCTTTCTTGAACGCCTCTTCAGCATTTTTATAAACTTCCGTGCGCATGGCCGCATCATTTTTCAGGCTTTCAATGGGATGCGCCGTTAATTGCGCTGCGCCTTGCACGGCGGCAATCGGGCTTATTTGTTTCCAGAGAGCTGAACCGAATTCCTTTGCAGGTTCCCAGGATGAGGGCGGTTGATCGGGACTACTTTGCACCGTACCTTGATCCTCGTATTTCGAGAAGTCAATAGATGGAGGATTTGCTTCCGCAGAAGGTCCGCTAGGAGAAGAAGCATATTTACTCCAATCGATTTGTGGCGCTGCGCTCATTTCACTTTGTATCCCGCGGCCTTCGCCTGCTTCGTCGCTTCTTCCACCGAAACATTATGATCCTTCGCAGCTTGCTCAATCTGCGCCAAGCTGAGAATTTTCTCTGGCTGATTTGGAGTTGCTTTCGGCACCTTTGTATTGCCTATCACTTTATCAAGCGTCGTCACATTGCCATCTTTATCCATTGCGGGAACTTGATCAGGAGTGAGTCCATGTCCTTGTGCGATTAATGCGCTGCTTGTCAGGGCTTTTTTGTGCGCTCCATCAATAAGCAAGTCGGTGAGTTCGTTTCCCTCTTTTGCGAGCTGTGCGCTTAGTTTTCCGGTTGCGGCCTTTGTCGCCCAGGCATTCCAGCGTTCCGCCCATCCACCAGGCGCACCGGCGGCAGCGGCTTCCGTTGGAGGAACACGGCTAATTCCACCAGCTTTACCAATACCAAGAACTTCCATCGTTGGCGTCAATGATGTCAGCAAACCATTTCCATTTGCGCCAGCAACGATAGCTTTTTTGGTGTCTTGAATCTGCGCCAAAGTTGCCGCGAAACCGTGTTGCGGATCACTCCAAATCTTGTCATTTTCGGTCAGGCCAGCTTCACCGAATTTATTTCCCATCATTGCGCGGGCTTGCGCGAGAGAGGCTTGCTTCATCTGCTCCGATTTGTATGCTTCATCGGCACGCGCCTGAATCTTTTCGACGGCGGCAATCGTCGGCGCATTATTAATTTCCGCTTGGAATCCTTGACGCATTGGCGCGGGAAGAACGTCATATGTCGAGATCGTTTGATTTGCCAATCTTCGATCATTTTCATCTGGAACGGCAGTTTTCTGTTTTTCGGAAAGTTGCTGGGCCTGTTTAGTTCCATACTCCAAAACATCCTGCATTCCGCCTGTAAGATTCAAAATTTTATCCACGTGCAGAGGATCGGCCTGCATGAGCGCCTGATGCAAGGAAGGATCAAACGTCGAAGCCTTCTGCAATTCAGGCTCAGCAGCCTGTAGCATCGCCGCGCGCTTGGTGGGATCTTGCTCCGCACCAATCGGCGCAAGAACCTTATTTATTTCCGCAAGGCCGTTCTTAACGAGTTCCTGCTTATCTGCGGTCTGTTTCAGCACGTCAGCGCGAAATTTGATGAGTGATTGCGCAGTAGCCGCTACCGTGTTTGGAGTTACGCCCGCCCGGATCATCCCATTTGCCTGCTTTGCGAGTGGATCATCCGAGGACAGACCAAGCATCTGTTCAGCGAAATTAACCTTAGCAGGAGCCGCTACAGCGGGCGCAGTCGGATTTGGGGCATTCTGGCCCATTGCGCCGCCGATCGAGGCAGGAGGAGCCATTTCCGTCGCAGGACTGGCCTGTGTAGGAGTATCCGCTTCGTACTTTTCAGGGTTGGACCAATATTCCATCTGCTTCTGCTGATCCTGAAGCGCAATTTGCCTCTGCTGATTCTCCAGCTGGAGTTGCTGCGCTTGTTGCTGCTGAATTGGAATCTGCGCCTGTGTTGTTGCGGTTTGGGCTTGGGATTGCGCTTGCTGGTAAGGAAGCATGGCTCGCGCCCGCATGGCGTCGGACATCGACGTAAAGTTCTGCGCGACTTCGGGACGCGCCATCAGAGATGCGAGCGTTGCGTTATCTGCCATCGTTTATCCCTGCGCGAGCGCCGGCCCGCCATTCATGTTGAATGGTACAAAGCCCGCGCTTCCTGGCGCGTTGTAGGAAGGCGCTGGAATTGGCGGAGGCGCTGCGCTGCTTCCCGTAGACCCGCCATACATGCCCATCGCGTTTCCTATGGAATTTCCGAATCCAGCCATGCCGATTGCCTGTGCGCCGCCAGCTTGTGCCTGATATCCCGCCTGCTGACTTGCTGCAAGCTGTCCTTGCTGGCCATACAGACCGGCTCCTTGCATATTTGCGCCAACGCTAGTTTGCGTGGCTCCAAGTCCAGTACCGGCAAGTCCCGAGAGTCGATTATAGAGATTCGATTGATTGTTCTGGAACTGGAGATATTGCTGCTGATACTGCTGCATCGCGTTGTTGTAGACCTGCTGGTAATTGGTCGATGCGAGCCCCTGCCCATATTGTTCAAGCTGCTTGCCGGTTCCTGCACTGAGAAGTCCACCACGAGCCGCCGCCGAGTTTTCAAGTGCCTCTGTGCCTTGCTGCATCTGGAACTGATAGCCCGGAGTCGCTTCCGCTTCCGCTGCTGTCGGAGCCGTAAAACTTCCAGTGTACGAAGCGAGCGGACCTTGCCCGGAAAGCGCTCCTTGCATTGCGCCACCGAGACTCTGCATTGCCTGACTTCCGGTAGAAATGTACGGACTTAGTTCCGCCTGACTTTGGGTAACTGCTTTCTCGGTATTGCCCTGTGCCTGAGCGCCGGCCGCTTGGACAGTTCCAGCCGCCTGTTTATCAGCCTTGGATTGTCGCGCTGCCGCTCCAAGCCCGAACAGGCCGCTGATCAAGCTTCCGATAATGGGGATTGCAGCCGCCACGTTATCCGCCTCCCGCTATAGAAAAGGCTTCCCAATTCGATTTGCCATCGGGAATCAAAACAGTTGCCCGCCATTGCGCCGCCGTTAACGCCAGAATTCCCGCACCATTAATTGTGTCTGTTCCGGTTGGCGCAACGGTAATCACGCCAGTTCCATCCGCCTGAATCACGATGTACATGCTGAAAGGAGAGGTTTTTGACGGTCCTAAAATAAGACTGAATGGCGCGCCACCCGTTGTTATAAATAAAACGTTGTGGACCGAATCCACGATCATCGGTGAGAGCGCGGCTGGAACGAGCGTAGGGTTAAACGGTTTTTGCGCTTGAATAGCCTGCAATGCCCGCAATCCAGCGATACTCAGTCCTGACGCACTTGATTTGTCAAGGAACTGCGTAGCTCCATTGATGAGCGGAGCTTGCGTTGGCGTTTTCCCTGTGACGACTTTGACCATCACGCACCCATCTTTCGATACATTGCCTTCAAGGAAACACTCGGAGTAAAGCCGGGATTCGCCTTTAAATAGGCGTCCACAATGCGCCAGGAAATTGGATCGCTGCATGTAAACTCAAATACACGATCTCGGGACTTTCCCATGCGGCGCTGCATGGCGCGCACTTTATATTTACCGACTTGTCCAAAATTGATCGTGTGGTAATTCCCCCAAATGTGTCCGCCATCATCCGACCATCTGAGAAAACCTTGCGGATCGCGCGGATTGCCTTGCGCGTCAAGAACTGTTCCAATTCCTACTTCCGCATCGATCTGAAGCTGTTTATAGAAAATCCATTCCTGCTCTTCTGAAATGTGCGGAGCCCTGCGCATCCGGACAATTGGCGTTCCGGCATCATCGAAGTAGTTTTGGGACATGTCATAAATCGTTCCGCTTTTTCGATCACCCACGAGATGTTTTCCGAAGGCATACATATGGCAGCGGGCAAGATGCGCGACGTAGTTTCCGGTCTGCGTATTCCAAAAGAGCCGCTTGTGCCACATCGAAGTCGTTAGGTCGTATACCCAAGTGATATTTCCAGAAGGGAAAAAGAGCACATAAAAGGTGTGTCCGCGATCCTGTTCCGACCAGCCAATTGCGTCAGAAAAGGTTGCCATGTTCTGAATCGACAATTCGACTGCATGATTGCTGATGCGCACCGGGGTATATCCGGTCATTCTGCGTACAATGCCGCCGCCGCGCTCATCCCCGCCCAAAAAGAAAATATCGTTGCCTGCCTTGGCAACGCTGTTTGCGGCAATGATCCCTTCCTCGATTTCCGAACCTTGAATTACGGTAAGCGGGAAATTTGGATCTCCGGAGTTGTAGTACCAGACACTTTGCTTTGGTCCAAAGAATCCCATCAGGCGATCGTTCTGAATCATTGCCAGCACGTTATCCGTGAACACCGAAATACCGGCCGCACCGGGCGCATTTGCGCTTGTCCAATCCAAAGCGTTCAATAAAGCGGAAAGCTGGAACTGGTTTGTGCCTGCTAGTAGCGCGACAAAAAACCCATCGCAATAGGCAACCTGACTGACTGGCACGCTGTTGTTGAAGCTTGCCGCTGGAATTACGGTTACGCCTGCGGGTGGCACCGCCGTAAGATCCAGAACATAAGCAGTGCCGCCGCTACAAAACAGCAACTGCCATACACCACCGCCAGCGGACCCATTCGGTCCCGCCGCGAAATACACAGGTTGTCCGTCATCCTTGATAGGTTGCGTAAATTGAGTGAGCGAGCCATCGGCATTCACCTGATAGAGAAAGGTTCCAATTGCGGCAAAGTACCGGCCCGGATTGTTGGGAGTCGCATTACTCAGAACAGCAAATTCCCCGCGCACCGATACCGCATTCGGAACAGCACCAAATACTTTGAGTCCCGGCGTTGGCAAAAGCGGAAGCGTGGACTTAGCCGCGCCATCCGCCATTTCAGGAAAGAAGTTGATACATTCCTCGGCATTGACGTTCGGGGAAAGCTCGGGATAGGAAGCTCCGCAGAATCCGAAGCGGCTCAATTGCCACGCCCATTCCTGGCAGGAGTATCGCTGTAGAAATCGTAATAGCCTCGGCGACCGCTGATCGCGTCGAGTCCTGTCACCATATCGACGACTTCTGTATTGAACGACTTGATCAGGTCCATTCCCTGATCCGCCATCATCTTGATCAGCGGCGCGCGCTCCATGTCGCCGGGAAATTCAATGAGGAACCGGAATGCCAAGTTGTACTTGACCGCTTCCGCATATGCTGGCGGAAAAGTGAATTGCGAATCAAGATCCGGAAAATAGGAAAGCGCGATCCATGGATAGATGGTTGCCTGCATTCCCGCGCTCGGCACCGGCCAGTAATTCAAGAGCCGCATCGGAAATCCCTTGTCATCCCATACAGCAAATGAAATAGGAGCGGGAAGCGGTTGTGTTCCGGTTTTGCCGATTGGAAGTTCCTGCCATTCCTTCAACGTAAGTGGATGAACGGGAAACTCGATTTGCGATGGCAGGATGCAGCCATAGCGCTCGATGCGCGGAGGCCGAGGAATATCGAAATCCCCGCCCGATCCGACCGCATAAGTTTGCTGATTGACATTCAAATTAAATATCAGCCTCTGGATCGTGAAGATCATCAGTTCCATCGAGTTCCACGTATCCATCATCTGATTCAAACTCGTAAGCCCTGATTCGGCGTCTTCCGCAGAAACGGATTCGCCAGCCGACTGCGATCCACACAGAATCAGGGCTTGCGTGATGAAATCGAGCGCCGCCTGCGTCAATCCAGGTGTCGGAACAGGCGGCGCGGCTGGAGGTCCTATTGGCATTTACTTGATCGCTGACTCCGGCGTGCAAGCCGGACTTCGGAACCATCCTGGCCCCAATGCTTTCAGGGCTTCCACATCCCTGACTTCCCGCATGATCGGTGTCTTCACAAAGAGTTGAAAATCAACAAATGTCTTTGGATGATTCTTGGTTTTCCAGGTTTCCCATTCGGCGGCCTGGATTTGCAGCACGAGCGTGCGCCGCAACATGCGGATGGCCGTGGGATCAGGAACAATCTCGGGAAGCGCCAGCTGCCTGAAATCGATTTCCAAATTGATTTCCAAAAGCCGGTCCAGAAAAGCGTCCCAAGCTTTTTGACGATCTTTATCCTTCGCCGCCACAATTGCGGCCAAATCGTTTGAAACTTCCTTGGACATGATCAATCTCGGCTGATAGACCGCCATCGGATAATCCTGATGACGGTAGATGATCGGCATGTATTGTTTTCCGGCATTCGGTTTGCGCGGGTTATCGGCATAGATGTGATTCTTCTGCGCCGCTGGAACAGCCGGCGCTGTCCTCTGAAAGCGTTCGTATCCATCGATATCATCAATCCATGGATTCTCGAGGTCCTCGAGAAGCACTGCCTGGCCTGCTGCATTCAACATGGGATTCATCTGTGATTCTCCTTAGTCTTATTTTGAGACTGCGGGCGAATCCGAAGACTCGCCCGCCCGCGCATCCACTACGTGATGGAACTTGGAACCCACTTTGCGTTGAGAGAATCCCAACAGAAAGTGATTGAGGTGCCGGCCGTAACGGTGCCGCTCGCCACGGAAATATTTCCTGCCGCCGTCCAGCTAAAAACACCATCGGCAATCGCCGTGAAACATCCCTGGCCAGGATTCCCCGCTGTTGCATTGGCGTTGAATCCAAGTGGAATGTTGAATCCGGTAACTGCCGCAGTGCCTGTAATGTGAAAGAACGGCCCGGAAGGAGTAATTGCGCCAGCCGCCGAAGCGACTGCCGTTGTGAGTCCCGCCGGCATCTGTGTGTTTCCGAAACCCGGCACCCACGTCCCTGTAATCGTGGAACAGAGCCATTGAAGCCCTGTCTGGATATCAAGGAATGGATTGCTCAAGGTTGCGAGAGTGAGACAGGAACCATTGGCGGCATACCAATTTCCGCCATATGGCGATCCTGAATTGAATTGATTCAAATTTCCCAAGAGCACCATCGATCCGGTTTTGTGCTGCTGGGCGGGAGTTGAACCATAGCTGCGAGTGACTTGCACGACTCCAGTTGTCGCGTTGAACGAAATTACGGCCATTGCTTCGCGGTCAATGTAGATGATCGACTGCGGAACGTTATTGACCGCCGCAACAAGGTTGGTCGTGCTGGCAATCGTCAGGAAGGTTACATAGGCGTTGCTAACTCCGGAATACAGAGTAGGACCAGCGCCCATTTCGTTGGTCAATGTCGTCTGCGTTAAGCAACTCGACGGTGAGGCCGTGCATTGTGCCGGGGCATATTGCGCGAAGGAAGGACTTGCGCAAAACGCCAGCACAAGCAAAAGCAGCAGCACTTTCAGGATTGTTTTCATGTTAGCTCGCAATTCTCACCCCCAATTGTGGGTACTTGGTGCCCCATCCATACAGGATGTCGGCCCGAAGCGGAGCCCGGTCCAAGTTGATGTCATACATGCGGATAATGCGGATACTGACTCCTAATTCCCGCGAAGCAGCGCGATCGCCCATGTCGAGCCCGCCATAAAGCGGAAGATCGGCACAAACAAAAGCGAAAGCATCGGGATGGAAGCATATACCGCGCGGAGAGGAAGTGCCTGGCGCGCCTTGAACCGTTACGGCAACGCCATTGCCAGGACTGTTTGATGCGTTCTGGAATTGCCCGGCGACGATGATCCCATTTCCATCAGGACCGGCGATCGGCAAGACTGCCGCGCCAGCGCCGACGGAAGCCACGGGAGCGGTGATTACCCATTGCGCTAGCGCGCCAGTAGATGCGCGGCTTTGTGGGTTCACGGCAAACACGCCCGCAAAAGTAACAATGTCGCCGACATTTAAAATCGGCTGGTTTGCGGTCCATGCTGTCGTGATGATGTTTGCTCCGGTTTGATTGGCTCCGTTCACGGTGGGAGCGCCGAATCCGCCGACGGGATTGCCGACGGTCTGGACGCGGACGTTCTGGTCCATGGCGAAGTCGAGTCCGAACGAAGTTCCCATCTCGCCCTTGGCATATTGTTCCGCGACCAGATCGGACTTCTGGAAAAGTCCCTTGAGAGCATCGACCAGGGAGGTATTCATTGCGGGAGAGTACGCAACGAAGCGCTGGCCGTCTCGCGGGACTGACATTTCATCCAGTCTTTGCGCGGCTTGCAGGTAGGTCAGGTCCGAGTTCGGTATCGTCCCCGGAACACCAACTTCATTGAATAGATTCAGATATTGGAGCAATCCATCTGCGTCTATCCGGTTGGAAATCTGTGCGATGGATGGCCTGAGAAATCGATCCGAAAACTCATCGATGAAGAGTCCGAGTTCCTGCGATGTGAAAGCCATGTCCACATGAACTTGGGAATTCAAGGTGAGTGGAACGAAAGTCTCAACGGCGTCCTGAAGCGCGAGCGCCTGACCAACCACCGCGATAGGACGAATCGGCTTGCGCAGGTTAATGCTCATGCCGATCTTCGCCCCATCCACACCAAAGTGCGAATCATATTCGCGCTTGATTCGTTTCGTGAATGATGTCTCGTTCACGAGAACGATCAAGGTTTCCTTGGTGATCATTCCGATGGTTAAAAGTTGATTCAAAGTGTTCTCCTTTTCTAGTTGTCACTCAGAAAGGAAAAAACTTTGAAGAGGATGGATTAGGGGTCTCCGCTCCAATTAAACATTCTGAAGTGCTACTGCAACAAAATCAATTTGCGCGGCGCGCGATTCGCATTGCCCGCCGGGCGCGAATGTATTCTTCGGTGCCGTCCACGCCTTGCTTTTCAGCGATATCCTCGAGCTTGGTTCCATGCGCCGCCGTGCGCCTTCCTCCAGGGGTGATGGGCTCCGGAGGCGCATTCCTCTGGCGCCTGGTTGTTCCATTTCCATTTGCGCCTGCGCGCGCGGTGAGCTTGTCCGATATTCTGCCAGCCTCGATGATCTGCTGATTATTGGTCAACTTGTTCATGCGCTCAAATTCTTTCGGATTCTTGGCAAGGAAGTACAGTACGTCCGCGCTGTTATTCATTTCACGGATCGCAAAATCGACAGCAATCGGAAGAAAAAGTTTTTCGGCAGACTTCGCGATTTGGTCCCAATCATCATATCGATCGCGGGCTTCTTCGATTCGCACGGCATGGGCATCAAGGACTTGCTTGACTCGTTCCTGTTCTTCCTGCATTCCTTCCTTATAATCTTCATTGCGCTTTGTCCAATCGATCATCTTTTCGAGGTACTGGCCCTCGTCCTGGAAGTCGATTCTCTTTGGTTTACCAGGCAGATCTGCAACATTTGGAGTCGATGAATCATCCGTAGGTTGTTTCTCGCCGCGTTCGAGAGCAGACAGCCTGGCCTCCAGCTTCGCCCGCGCCTCTCGTTCAATCCGCAACTCTTCCGCGATTCGCGCGTTGCGAGCAGTAAGTTTATTGACGCGCTTGGACCAGTTTCCCTTAACAGGTTCGGCTTCATCGGCGATCCGCTGCGCTTTTTGCTCCGGAGTTTCCTCGACATGTTCGGCCTCCGCTTCTACTCGCTCGCGTTCAGCTTTTTGTTCGGCAGTCTCCGTTTCCGCAAGCGTGGCTTCGGCAGCTTTCCTTGCCGCTTCATCAGCCGCTTTCTTTTCAGCAGCCGGAATAAACGGATCTTTCCAATTGTCTGAAACCGCATGCTCTATGGCTTCTTGGCTTTCGGTGGTGCTGGACAATACAAGATCGCTGGGTGTTTGAGCAACTGCGCGCGTCATGTGGCATTCTCCTTTTAGCCCAAGCCTACAGCTGTGAATCCTTGCCCAACAATATGCCAGAAACCATTCAGAGCACGAAGCGTGACACCGCCGCCTGGAAATGCAGGAAGTGTGATCACGGTTTTTACGGCCACGCCAGCTTTAATGATCGCTGCCGGCGCGGTGATCGTATGCGCAAATGCGCTATCGGACCAAATGTTGATTGAGACGCCATCATCACCACCAACAGAAGGGCCGCCAGGAAGCGGAGCGCCGAGAGTGATCGGATCAAGGGCGGCGGATTTAATCACATAATTTCCAGATGCATGCGGATTGATCGCATCTGGATTAGCAGCCACGCCTACCAGATTCGTGATCGGTCCTTGGAAGGAATCTCCGTCAACGATGTCTTGCTGCGCCGATTGATCATAAGAGCCACCAGAATGATTCTGCACTCCGCGTGAAGGTGTATTACCAGGTGTTGCGAATGGCATTTTCTTTTCTCCTATTGCCCCGGTTGTGGGGGCTGTGGCGGCAAGAGCGCCGCTGAAAGATCGGGCTTCTTCTGTTCCGGGGCAGTTACTTCGGTGGGCGGTATCGGTTCCTGCGGCACTTCATCGACAAACATCTTCGCGTGTACTTGCTCCATGAAGTGCGTGATCGTTGCAAGCTGCGCATCAAGCGCCCTCAGCCCAGCTTCGCCCTGGGTCTTGGCTTGCTGGATCAGCAATTGCACTTGCGCTTGTAGCATACTCGCTTCACGTTTTTGGTCAAGTTCTAGTTTTTTCGTGCGAATCATTTCACTCGCGCTATTAAGTTCCTTCACCACCGCATCGTGGCTCTGCATCATGGCCTGAAGCTGAGCCTGCACGGTCTGTAGCTGCTGTTTAGGATCGCCCTCGGCCGGATCTGGCAGCACATTTGGAGGAATCATTTTTCGTACCCGGTCCGACATTGCCTGCGCTTCTGGGAAATCGAGATTCTTGAGGATCAAATCTCCGGCTACCTGCATCAGTTGCGGATAGGCATCGACCAGCTTCATGAGCGCAACAGCAGCCTCTTGACGCCTTGACTGATAAGTTTTGCCGACACCGACGGTGACATCGTAAGTGCCCGTGCCAACATCGTATATTGTTTTGATTGCCGCTTTGTCAGCGGCGAGTTCTTGGAGTCTTTCCTTTGCCTCTTCCTCATTGTCATGTTCCGAATTATAGATTCCGACATGAGTAGTTGTCCCATCCGGATTAATGATTCGTTGAAGCCGGGGAGCTGTGATGATCTTGGGCAAGAGATCGACAAGGATCTTTCCAATCTGTCGGATGAATCGCGCATGATTGCCCGTATAGTTCAGGATTGCGATGTCGCCCTGGTTTTGGCGGGCAATTACAGCTTCTCCAGATTCCTGCGGGCTATTCATCTTGCCCATCGAAGCGTCTTGCAAACCGAATGTGGCCTTTAAGTCATTGTCGGCCTGGCGAATCATTTCCACCATGCCGCCAATCGGAGCTTCCTGCGTAATTTGCTGTGGAGGCGGCAGTACCTGATCGCCAACTTTCACTGGTTTATACAGAAGCATGGGAAGCCGGCGCATATTCGCGCTTTCCCAGAGCTTTGAAAAACCTTCCTGCTGTCCGCTCGCCAAGAGCCATTGAGCTTTAGGGCTGAGTGCGACTTTTTCCGATGCTGAAGTTATCCAGTAGTTGTAGGCGCGCTGCGCATCCTTTGGAACACGCACGGCCCCCGCAAGATATCGTTTTCCGTCCACATCGAAATCATCCGCAATGTCCGGCACAACGGGAATGCATTTCCCTGGCCAGTCCTTTTTATCGAGAGTCTCAATACCATTGATCTTCGCCCATTTCACCGTTGGCCGGTAGCGCTTGACAACTTTCTGCGGGGTTTGGCCATTCGGAATATCTTCCTCACGAACCGTGGTTCCATCCTTCAAAAGCGCCAGAGTGTATTCTTCCTTTTCAATGTAGAAATATTCTGCCACGCGCACACTATCATGCTGAAGCCAGCCAGGAGCCTGATCACCCACGCTTTGCCAATCCGTCAAACTTGCAAGCGCGGAATCCGGATACTCTCCGCGGTACTCATCCTTCTGCACATTCTCAACAATGAAACACCAACCCATATCCGAATAGTCGGGTCTCTTCGTGCCAGGATCTGAATAGACGGTAAATTGGTTACGGATCGCTTCAATCACGCAATCCAGATCCAGGGAATCGTCATCCGCATATTCGGTGAGCACACGAGCCCACATAATCCCGGTGCGCGCCATGCCCTCAAAGGTGCAATCGTAGGCGGTATCCGCATCGCTGCGCTGCTCGACGTGGCGCACGTAACCCTGAATAATTTCCGCTGTCTTTACATTGGCTCCGGAACCAACAGGACTGACTTCAATGCCTTGTTCCTGGGATCTTTGATCGTTGCAGATCATCCGCAGGAATCCTGCGATGCGATTGATCGTCAGGCATGGCATATCCTCCGAAGATCTGGATGTGACAACTGCGCTATCCCATTGATCACCCAGAGAGAACTTCAAATCTTCAAGGCATTTTTTTCTGGTATCGCGCTCCGCTTCTTCGGCGAGCTTGAAACGTGCGCGGGCAAGTGCGAGGAATTGGCGTTCTTTACTGAGAGCTTCTTCGGCAACTGTCTTTTTGCGCGGCTTGGTTGTCGCGCGGAGCGGGGCTGAATTGGGAGACTTTTTCGCCATTCAGTCTTATTTCAGGACACCGGAACCTTCCACCTGATCAACGCCAAGTTCATTATGCGTGAACTTGTCAATGCCAATCCTAACAGGAGAATCGATCTTGAACATGATGTCAGCTTCCTGAATCAGTACAATGCCTTCCTTGTCATAATCCGTGAAGCGTCCGAAAGAGATCATTTCGTTTGGCTTTACATCGTGAACCTTTGGACCAACGGAAAGCACAATCCCAATGTGCGCAGCATCCTTGTACTTTTTGGGAATGATGATCAGGCTGCGCTCGGGCTCATCGATGCGCCTAACGAAAAGACGATCTCGCATGGGTTGCCAGGGAAATTGCAGGAGGTCGCTGCCGGCATGCACTTCTGCACCATTCGAGCTATGGGCGTAGGAAGATGGGCGCTCTAACCCATCCGGGCATCGTTTCCCGGTTGCGCTGGCCGCTCCTGCTCGGTCAGTTCTTCTGCCGGAAGGATTATTCCGCATCTTCGGCTTTCTGATCTTCGCAAGTTTCCGGTGCAGGTTGCTCCGCTAATTGCTCATCAAGCGGCATTCGTTGTGGTACATAATCTTCGACATGCTGCACTTGCGGAACACCCATTCCTTGCGGCATGACGGGTTCATGAATATCTGCGCCTTCGCCGCTCACTCCTATGCCCATGGAAACACCGCCATGACCTTCTGCCGGATGAACAGATTCCCCTGGGATTACTGGTTCGTGCGGATCGCGTAGTTCGTTCATCATCATCGTCCTCTCATCGCAGCGCCTATGCTGCGTCCTTTCTTTTTGTCATGCTTACGTTGCATCGCGCGCCCCTTGGCCGTAACCTTACTTCCTCGCATCGCGCCGATAGCGTTCATCGTTCCATAAATGGCGTGAGGGTTGTTGCCATATTCCTTTTTGAGTTTGTCTTCAAGAAACTTTGGCATCTTTTCCCTTTCGCGGCTCCGGCCGGAAAGCTCTGAGGGTAGCCCTCCGACCGGATCGCGTGCCCACGCCTGCCACCCTGCCCAGGGAGCGGCAAGATCAATTCCTATTCGTCCTCTTCCTCTTTTTCTTCTTCCTCACCCTCGTTATCATCTGTTTCGGTGGATGCGTTTTCGCGCTCCTTATGTTTTTTGTTTCCCTTGCTTGGTCCTTCATCCTCGCTTTCAAGTTCATCTTTATCTTCCTTGCCCTTGATCTTGCCGCCCACTTTGGCGTGCTTTTGGATATGGGCCATCAACTTTTCGCCGTCTTCCTTGCCGAAGATGTGGGGCTGCTCTTCCCCGCCTCCGAAGTCTTCAGGGCCGCCGCCGCGCATCTCGTGATGGACGACATGCCCGCCGTCCTTACCAATCTCAATTCGAATTGCGTGAATGTGCCGAGGTTCCACTTTTGGTTTTGCTTGCGCTGATCGCACTTCCGCCATAATTCCTCCTAGTGTTGCTCGTAGACAATGCTTACATCAGATGCCCCAGCAGCTGATCCGGTCATGCATAGAGCGTCTGCTGCCACATTCGTTGTGAGCGGACCGGATGAAGTGAACGGCACATCAACATCATCTCCAGCAAGGGTATTGGGATTGAGAAGAATTTTTCCCCATAATTGGGTTTGCCCGGTGCCGCAATTGGTGCCAGTTCCCTCAACCGGAGTAACCGTCATAGCTGTCGCGCTATTGTTGGAAATATAGATGTGACATACACGGATTTTCTGCGCAGCAACTCCTGCCACGATCTGGGTCGTTGTAGCAGCAAGGGCTGATATAAAAGCGGATTTGTTACAAGTGATTGCGCGGTCCCAGGAAACGCCGTTAAAGAGCAATGGCCCGGTGAGAGGAATTGCAGCACTAGTATTATCAGAAATGGCGAATGAAGTATTTGCATTACTTACTCCATCTGATCCCGCTCCCAAATTGGCCTGAACGGCTACGCCACCGTTGGAGTTTGTGCGAATCGTTTCAACGGTTACTCCGTTAGAACCGGCAACAAGACATGGATTCCCGCTTGTCGCAGAGCCGGAGGCGGCGCCATTGCAATTAGATGACGAACCACTTCCGATACCATTGGCACTAGCGTCGGCTCCCTGCTTTGGCCTATATCCAAAAGCCATGTAAGTGACATTCGCTCCAGCGCCGGTAAGGACCGTCACATTCACGCTAATCCAGGGGTAAAATTCAAACAGTGAAGATTGATCTGCGGTGATGGTCGTAAGTGGATGAACTGAGGCTGAACCGACATCGGAACTTGGCCATACCACCCAAGTCCCAGGAGATGCATTGCTGTCCGGAGCTTGGTCAAGTTCAATCGAAACTGTAGCCACGCTTCCGTTTCCAAATTCGTAGAGCGTCCAATTCGTACATCCAGTAAACCGATTGTCATAGACTGGAGAAGAGCGTCCCGTTGTCGTTACTGTGAAAGGTCCGATCTGGCAATCTGGAATTCCAAGCTGAGGAATGTTTTGCTGTGGTGCCGGTCCTTGCGCGAATGCACAGGACGCACTCAGCAGCATGAATGCAAGAAGTCTTTTCACCATTTTTGTCATCGCATCCAACCTGTCGAAGACCCGAATTTTCGTGTTTGCATTGGTCCGCCTGTCAGTCTATTCTCGAATTCCTTTTCTTCAGGAGTCGCAACCTGTATTACCACTGAATAGCTCATTGCGCAAGCATCTCCTTGATCCGGGCTCATCAATCCTCGCAACTTCATCTCATCTTTCCGTTCCAATTGAATCTTCTGATCCGATGAATATTTGTAGCGGATGCCCGTCAGTTGATCGGCAAGCTCAGGATCATCTGGGATTTCCATGCCCGCCTTGAGCGCGTCACGCATCTTGCCCCACACCTCGGCACGCTTGTTGAAATACTTATTCGGATCGTCCGGAGTCTCACCACCATGAAACTCATAAAGATTCTTGCCATAGCCACGATGATTCAGGTTGTCAAATACGCCGGCGCCCAGACCATCCGAATCAACGATAACTCCATCTGGAGATTCAAGACCGATCCATTCAATTACTTTTGATGTCGTTTGAAATGTATCCCATCCGCACTGCTTCTCGAGGATTCGGAACTTGCGGCCCTGGCGCACTGCAATGACTGTCTCATCGTCACCGAATCGCGCGACATCGACGGTTAGAAACTTTGGCAATACTTCGAATCCATTCGCCTTATATTTTCGGCACTTCTCCACGGATTCACTCGAGATGAATTGGAATGATCCGAACCGCGGGAACTGCCCTTTCACCCAAATACGTACAAAGTCAGAATCCTCGCCTTCGTCCTCGACCCATTTGGCAATCTGTTCCTTATTCGTTCCTTCAACCGTGCGGGAATCAATCTGACGCGTGACCCATCTGTGCTTCTTCTTGCCGAAGAATTCCCTGAACTCGCCCGTATTCTCCGTGGGATTGCCGAAGGCCACAACAATCAATTCCGTTTGTTCATCCGTGAGAAATCCTTCGATCACATCCCAGATAGGTTTTGGGATCGTACTGGCCTCATCCACCACCACAATGATCCGCCGCCCGCGATTGTGCAGGCCGGCCGATGCCTCTGGATTCTCAATGCTCCATGTGAGGAAGTCAGCACGCCAAGTCTTAATGCGATCCGTGAGTTTTGAGAAGACTGCCGTGGAAGTAATCGTCCACCAGAATCGATTGATGGCCATGCGGAACCAGCGCTGAACCTCGGGTGCCGTCTTGGTAGCCAATTGTGTTCCTGTGTTGGCCATGAGCACAATGCGGCAATCCTCACAGGTAGACATCCCCCAATTTGTGATCATTGCAATTAGTGCCGTCTTGCCGATTCCTTTGCCGGATGCTACGGCTATTCGTAAGGCCGTGAAGCGCGTCTTGGAATTACGGAGATGTTTGCCAATTACGGTGAGGATATCCTTCTGCCAGGTACGCGGTCCTTCGTGGCCTTCCAGATCTTTCTTTCCCCAGGGGAAAACATATTGAACGAAGCCGAGAGGATCATGCGTGTAGCTGGCTATATCGCGGATTAACTGAACTGAGGGAGAAACTTCGGGAGGACCGCTGATAGTCGATGCGCTATCAGGCGCGACGTTTGGCACAGTCCTCCCACTCATTGGAGGGTATCTCTTACAGCTTTGCGCGCGAACCTGGCATCTTCAGACCGGCCAGTCCATCCGATTCGGAACCAACCGTAGGCGATACCACTGGCCCATGGCTATGTTCATAGTTGTCCTGATTCGGAGCATGGGATTGCTGATCGGGCTCGCTCGTCGCGCCCATATCCATATTGGACTTGTGAGCCGATTCAAGCCGCGCAATATCCGAGTCATGCTTCGAGCCCTGGGAATGCTTTATATAATGCGAACTGCGAATCGATCCACTTGGAAATGACATTTTCATTTCTCCTTAACTGCTGCGCGCTTTCGCGCTTCTGCAATCTCTTCGGGGAGGTTATCCAAATCCCCTACACGAATATCTTGTATCACCTTTCCTTCCGTCCGATCAAGCACGATGTTTGCGAAAGATGGATTCTTGTGCGCACCCTTGATGATCGATTGAGCCAACTTTTCAGCCAATTGCTTTTTCGTCTTGGGATCGACTTCATTGAGTAGTGCCTTCATTGCTGCGGAGATCGAGCGACCCTTGGGGCGGCCGCCTGGATTTCCTGATTGGCCAGGCTTGAACATATAGGGCTTCGCCGCTTCCGGAAGCGTGTGCTTCTTCTTGTTTTCCTTCTTGTTTTGAGGAATTCGTTTCATGCGCCGAAGTCTATCACGCGCTGGGCAGATTGGTGCTCTCTTCCAATTAAGTCTTTCTCATCCAACGTACGACGGTCACCACTGTGGCGATTGCCGCCGCACACAATAGAAGCACGCCCAATATAATAATCGCCAGCAATACCGCGTCCGCATCGCTGTGAACTAAACTGAGTACCGCAACTATGCGTTCACTCATTGCACTATCACCGAATCAATCATTGGTGGATCGGGAGGCGCCATCCAGGTCAGCACTCCGGGTGCCGTGAGCCTGAGTGATCCGCAGCCAATCATACATGGTGTCAAATCCGTCATGGAATTGACCAGCACAAACCTAGAGAGCCCTGTCTTTGTGGAATCACCGGCAATCCAAAGTGTGCGCAATGGCGGAATGGATGAGTCCGATTCGGAGATCGGTGCTCCAGTGGTGCTGAATTCCAAGCCGACAACATTGAACGTTGAGATCGTGAAGCCCTGATTGGTCCAGAGATTAACACCCATTGCGAATTGCAGTGCAGCAAGTAAGGCTAGGTGTAGCATCACTTTTCCTGCCCTTGCTCGGACCTGGGGCTGCCTTGGCCTCGTCCGTTTTCCGCTTCTGCAACCAATGCACGAATCGTCCAAGGAATGCAGATCATACCGCTCGAATGCACGGCAGCCAGACCCACCACGCTTGACCGTTTTGGCTTCAGAACAGGCTCTTTCTTCGCACATCCTGGGCAGAAGATCATGGCTTCTTTAATCGCGTTATCATAAATTTCATCGCTCACTGGTTTCCCCTTTCGCCTGCCCTTGCTCGGCGCGGAGGGCGGCCATTCGGTCTCGAAACTTTTCAAACTCTGCCGTGTGCGGCCAGATACCGTGCTTTTGCCATCATTCCGCCTCTTCCAGCCGCGCCTTAGCCACTTCCTCATGGATGCGCTGGGCGGAGTCGGCTAGTTGGGCTTTGAGAGCGTCAATGGTGTCGAGCAGGTCGCGCTCGATGCTCGTCAGATGCATCTCGCGCCGCAAGTTAGCTAAATCTTGATTCGTCAGTCTCATGCTTCACCCTTCTGCCTGCCAGAGTTGGCCGCTTGTTTATGTAACGGCTTCTTTTCGATAGGAAGTTGTACTCTTGGGCTCGCTGGATGACAGACCCACAAGTTCCCATAGTTTTTGCAGCCATTCATTTCATCCTCACTTTTCCGCAGACTTGGCATTCTCCGTTGTCGGGAGTGCGGCGAGTGCTGCTTCGACCATTTGCTTGGTTGAATTCATTCCACACTAAGAAAGGTAACCAGCTTCGTTCATATCATGGACTTTTTGTAAAGCGGCAGCTAAGAAGTTCACCAACTCCCTAATCGGCCTAAGCAGTTCCTCGTCGTGCTGGGCTAGTGCATCGGTTGAGGCGAGGTCGCGTACCGATTCGGCGATTCGCGGGATCATTGTGCGTAACACATCTGCTGTCCAAGAGTCGGGCGGCTTCGATAGGAACTCAAATTCTGGGTCGTACCATTTCTTCCAGTCGTCTATCGTGTCAGCCACCAACTTCGCCATCGCCGCGCCTGCCTCGATGTCGCGCTCGATGGCCGGGATGAGGGATTCGAGTTCGTCGGCCACCGTTTCGTAGGCTGCCTGACGTTCAAGATTTACCTCTTCCGTGGACAGTCCGCTGTAATGGTTGCTGGACTTGCGCCACTTCTTGACAGCATCTCTCAATGGTTGCGTAATCGGATTCATCGACTTGGCCCCTCCCTTTCTACAGCGCCAGCGCTCACTTGGGGTTCTCCGGGGCGGGGCGCTTACATGCATGCAGCCTTGATGAACTCTGCCGCGAGCGGCGCACAGATTGCATCGCCGTAACCGCGCAGTCGCAGAACACGCGCGGGAGCCCCTGCAACCAGCGGGAATGTGCCGGGTTCAGTTGGGCACCATTCCCAATCGTCACGATTCCATCTCTTGCGGAGTATCCAATCCGCATCTCGCCAGAAACCGTTAACATGGACTGTGCTGATAGCCTGTCCGTCCTGTCCCTCTCCGAACCATCCAGGTTCGTTGCTGTGAGTGCCATTCCCTGCGTGTCTTTCCAGTCCCGCGCCTTGGGAATGGCCCACGTCGCCAGATGCACGCTCCCCGCGAGGCCCGCTCCTACTATCGGAATGCCGCGCTTCTCCGAGTCGTTCGAGATTGGCGTGTTCCAACCTGCCAACGTCACCGCGGATTCCAAATCCGTTGGAGTGGTTCGTCCCGGTTCGCGCAGGAACTTCGCCAAGTCGTGCGAACGCTTCGGTAGCTTGGGAGTGGGCCACGATGTACAGCCGTTGCCGGATGTGCGGTGCCCCGACGCTGCACGCTCCAAGTACCGCCTTCCCAACGGCGTAGTTCTCCCTTTCCAGGTCAGTTTGAACAAGGTCGAGCCAGCCGTATCCAATTGAGTCATCAACCTGTTCTCCAAAGATCGTTGGAGGCTTGCACTCGCTGACGAGTCGCGCCCAATCAGGCCAGAGGTGACGAGGGTCGTTAAACCCTCCGCCCTTGCCTGTCGCTGAGAAGCTGGGGCAAGGACAACTTCCCGTCCAAACAGATCGGTCATCAGGCCATCCGGCGAGGCGCAGGGAATAGCTCCACACTCCGATTCCGGCAAAGAAATGGTGCTGGGCGTATCCGGCGAGGTCTTGCGGCTGGACTTCCTTAATGCTTCGCGTGTCAACGTCGCCATGCGCTACCACTCCCTGCCGAATCAGTTCGCGCAGCCATTCGGCTTTGTCCTTGTCGATTTCGTTGTAATAAACACTCAGTGCGCTTCTCCCTCTTCCTTATCCCCCGCTCACCGGGCTAGGGCAGAACTTCGATGACCTCGCAATGCCATTTCTTTATCTTGTTTTTGCTGCGCTGCTTCCAGTTGTGGATCACGATCTTTCCGCCACAGGCGAGCCACCATTGCGCCGATGCGTTCGTAAGAATCTTCTCGATGTGCTCGGGAAGGTGTGTGTTCACGCATTGAAGAGCGCAAATCTGCCCGCCCTTCCCGTCCACTGGCAGATAAAGCGCGATGGCGTCGATGAAGCCGAAAAGATCTTGCCGAATCTTGGCGAAGGGATTCCAGTGTTCCGTTTTCGCCACGATCCAGCCTTCCTTTCTAAGCATCTTCATCGAGCGTTCAAGGGATCGCATTGATTAATCCCGTGCCTCACTCTCGCCATCCTTATGCAGCTTGACTTTTACTTTTTCGGATTCGTGGACAACGGTGATTTCCAGACCATTGTGATGGTAATGCATTTTGTTGTGCCGCTTCATCGCATTGAGCAAATCCGTTTTGAGCGGCTTCTCAGTCACCTTTCGGGATTGAGGCTACTTCTTTGAAAAGCACATCGCCTTGTCTATAGATTTTCATTTCATTTCTCCTTATCGGAAATTCCGCGCCTTCCGTTGCGCTTAGAAATGTCCAGGCTGTCCGTGTAAATCCAATTTTATGTGGCACGCTCGGCAGCGGCATGCCGTGTTTTCCTCGGTATCCGATCCGCCGCATCCGCGTGGAATGTTATGTGACAACTCAAGCCAGTTCGTTCCGCCGCAATCTACGCAGCAATTTCCGTCACGGTCAAAGACACGTCGCCTAAGATCGCTCATTGCCTGTCCGTGGAGACGAATTGAGTTGCGAAATCTCATTCTCCCTCCACTTCCGCCTGCAATATTTTCTCATCCGTCCCATTCACAAGCTGCGCAATGGCTTCCCAAATCGTGATGATGTTGGCTGGCCGCGTTTCCTCGATGTTCATATCCAGATGCAGAACATACGCCATCTTGTCCTGGGCCGCAATGAGCCGATCATAGACCGCTTCGGGAATACGTACCGCGAAGGTTTTCCATTTGTCAGGTTCGATACCATACTTCTCTTTGCGGATCTTGGCTATGGTTTCCTTGAACTCTTTCGGTTTCTGGGAAACCGCTTTAGAGACGATTTGCGGGGCTTTGCGGTCCTTTTGAGCCAGTTTGACTAGTTCACGCGCGTTTGCCTCGGGAATAGCCTCCAGCGTGCGAGCGGGAATGCTTTTAAGGGCACGGTACGACTGCAATTGACGATAGATGTGGGATGCCGACTCATCGAAGGTTTCAGCCATCCATTCGCGGGCGGTCTTGCCAAGCAGCCGTGGCACGCCAAAGTCGATTGATTTTTCGACTTCGCGGCCAAGATGCAGCCAGCCCTTTTTGAGCATGGCAAAGTCCCGCTTGTGGCGATTCGTGCGCAGTTCAGCATCGCGCTTCGTGAATTCTTTTTTGGCTAGTTGAGTCATTGTCTTATTCTTGGACAGGGACCAGAATTTGCCTCAAGAGTTCCTTCGGAACCAAATCAGTTCCACATTTGCAACGTGGGCAGATGGCCGGCAGCCACGCGGACATAAGTTGCAATCCACAATGGCACATCCACTCCATCGGTCTGAACGGCTTCGGCTGAATCCCACTTTGATTGAACGTCATCTTAATCCTCCCCTGGCTGTCTGAATGAAATTGGTGCGTGCCACGGCTTTTGCGCCTTAATCCTGGCATTCTGTTCCTGCTCGATTCGCCAAGATTCCTCGCGCGACCGCCACCCGCTTTCCTTCCGTCCCTTTCCGTACTTGGCTTCGTCTTCCTTATCCGCATCAAAGTTCCAGCGCATGCCCGGCATAGGCTCTGAATCTTTTGCTTTGTGCTCATCCCAAAATTCAGATAGCAAGTTATTCCATATGGCCCTGTCATTCGCTGTCTCTTTCGGCGATTCATAGGAAACTGCCGTTCCCGGCGTTGGTTGGCGATCCTGCCATTCCCGCAAGCATTCGAGCATCTCGGCCACGCTTGGAAAGAATTTACATTTCTGGATGCTCTCTTGGAATGCCGCCTTGAGTTCCTCTTCGTTTAAATGCCTTAGGCCCATCTGATAAAGTAAAATCGATTCCTCACCTGGTGGATCTTGCCGGTAATATTGGGCGAAGTCGTTCAGGTATCCTTTCAGGGTGGTCGAGAATCTCAAGAGCTTTTCTTGCTCGGTCTGCTCTTTCCTCTCCCTTGCTTCGCGTTCGGACTTCTTCGACATGCCGGGTCTCCCTTTCCCGCCCGTATACGGACCGCCGCGGCCAGGATTTTACTTTCTTCTTCCGATGCCCCATGCAGAGATCTTGCCTTGCTCCGCATTTGGGGCAGGCGCCGGGCGCACTTTCTTCCTGTTTATGTTCTAATTCAACTTCTAATTCAGTGGCACTGTATTTGCCCCTGGTCTGCCCCTGGCGTTCCTCTGCTTTGCCTCTGGTCTGCCCCTGGTCTGCCTGTGCAAAGTTTTCCCCTGTGTCCTCATTGATACACTTTGGTATGTAAAATCCATCTCGCAACACTCCAGTAATGGTGTATTCGTTGCGGCCAGTCCATTTGTCGCCGCCGTGTTTGCTGCGTGCAACTTCAATATCCCCAAGTTCTACTAAGCGTTCAACGATGTAACGTATTCCACGAGTGCTCATTTTCGATTCAGCAGCAATAGTTTTTATGGATGGCCATGAGCCGGTCCCATCAGGATGAGCATGGTTGGCAATAATATACAAAACAAGAAGTTCTGAACCTTTTGCTTTTGATTTCTGTCCAACCCACGCTGAGGCTTCATGGCTCAATTGGTATCCCCCTTACGGGATATAAAGGCCGGGAGGTAAGGCTCCCGGCCCCAGGAGTGTGGTTTCGTCAGGAACACGGCAGTGGATGCCGCATCCGTATTCTCCATAGTGTACTCTAGGAGTCAAGCGAATACTGTATTGACTTTGCACATTTCAATAATTTCTTCACAAAACCTGCCAAGCGATCAGCAGGCACATTAGGATGGAAACAGCCGCCGCAAGTAACGCAAATGTGATCACATCCTCGACGGATGGGACCGGATCAATTTTCAAAGGATACTCCATCAATGCGCACAATCCCCGCAATGTTTGAATATTTTCCGTTCTCCTTCGTTTCAAACATTGCTGGCTTGCCGATCGCCGCCTGAAGGATGGGCCAGATTCCCTTGTCGAAGGTCGAATGCTCTCGGCCATTCCATTTCACGTGCATGAATGGTTTTTTACCTTCCTTCTCGACAATCTTGGCCGCAATCAAAATCGGATCGGTGGACTTCGCTGGAGCGGGTTGATCCGGAAAAGCCGGTGGCGGCGGAATGACAGCCTTCGGAAGCGTGGAATTTTTTACTGTCTTTGCCGGCTCGCTCCACTTCGTTTGTACATTGAACCGCGCGCATAGGTCCTGAAACTTAAAGACCAACTTCTCATCGAGACAGAATACGGACTTGTCATACATCTTGATTCCGAAGAAGGCTTTATCGTCCTCGTCCATTTCTGACCGGACAATGTTCAGCCCCGCCCCGGAAAGGGCCACTAAGCCCTGTTTCCAGGCAACGAGATGCACGATTGCATGGATTTTGTCCTGAGAGGCCACAGCAGACGCCGAAGCCGTTGAATCGGCTCCCTTGCCTTTTTTGCTCTTGTATTCCTCAATCTTCCGATCCGCGACAGATTGAGCGGCTTCGCGCGTTCCGGAAGGTTCGCTGATTGAATTCGCGTCATCATCCATTTCGGCGGCTACGCCAATGATGGCCTGATAGGAATATCTGCGCGCGTAAGTAATTGCAGTTCCAATCGTTTGCGCATCATATTTCGAGCCGCCGCCCTTCTCCCTGCCAACCGCCGGAAGCATAAGTTCGATGCGTTTCCATTGTCCGGACGAGTGAGCAAGTTCGCTAATCACCCCCGCTTCTTGTAGTTGGGCATCGTTCAGCGGCCATTGGGTCACGACAAGGCCATATTTGGCGAGTGCTGGCTGCGTGGCCTTGATCACCGCAGCAAGATCCGCATAGCGTGACGCGTAGTAGGGATTCTCCGATTCCTTGTGGACCGGGCCAAATTCAAGCTGCGCCTTGGCTAGAGCGCCAATCAGTTCGTTTGTCTGCTCGGATTGGTTCATTTCGCCTCCAACTTGTGAAACGGGAAGGAGTTGCGAATGTTGGCGTGGAAATGTTTTCCGATGCTCTCCGAAGCCATGAGCGAGGCGTGAACCTCGGGTTCAACACCCGCGTAGTGATAGACCGATCCTGAATTGAATTCCACTTCAAGAACCTTCTTTTCGCGATCATAACCGATTGATTTGATCTGGCTGCTTTTTACGGGCATGCGTTCCATAGGCTTTCTCCTTTCAAAACAAGATTCACGTGACCAGCTGCTATCCCCGCCAAGTTCCTGAAGGCTTTTTCACTAACTTTGTCCCTGGAATGGAATATTTATCCTTGCGGTTTGTGGCCTCATCGCGCAACACCGACTCCACAGCCTTTGTGAAGCCCTGGCTATATTTGAAGATCTGGAGCAGAAACTCATCCTCGGCTAGATGTTTCAAGAAAACTTTCATGTCCGTGACTTCCGCCGAATAAAGCATGCGAATGCTTTGTCCGCCCGAGGCTTCCACGGCCGGCGCAATAATAGGAGCAACAACCGAATTGATTTCCTCTCTGGCCTCCCTGATTTCCGCCTTTGTTGCCCCGAGCGCCTTCAGTTCATCGATCACGCGTTTCGCTTCGATCCTGTTCAGGCGATCCTGTTCGGCATCCGCCGCCGCTTGCTTCCTTTTCTTTTCTTCCTCGGCTGCCACAATGAAGTTCGTCACGGCAACCTTGAGCGCGGCCATAGGCTTCAGCACCGGCTCTTTAAATTCATCCTGAGCCTTGATTGCCGCTTTCCATGCCTTGTGCGTGGCATCCCGAACCGGGTTCATGATCCGGTCAACCGAGTCAATCCATTGTTTGCAATGAAGGATGATTTCGTTTGCGCGATCGATGTCCGCCTGATCCGTGATCTTGATCGTTGTCAGTCTGCGCGAGAGTTCTGGAGCCTGCGCCGCAAGCTGCGTTTGGTTTGCCCGATCGTAACTGATTTTCACTTCCACTATTCCCGCTTTTGCCGCGCTCATTAGTTTGGCTCCTTTCCATCCAGAGGAATGTTGATCGGCGACATCACTTCAAGCCAGGTAGCGCCATGCTCAATTTCCCAGGCTATGTTTCTAACGAAGACTGCCTGCGCTGTGCGGCCTTCCGCTTCGCAGCGATCCGCCCACGATCTCAGTTCGATGATGTTCATGATTTCGCCTTCTTTCTGTTCTTGAGGTAAGAGATTAATGCCTCATTGATCAGATAGCTGATGTGCCTGCCTTCCTCTTTGGCCCATTCACGGTACTGTTCCAGCGTGGAAAGCAGGACCCTTGTATGCGTCATTTCATCGGTCATTGCTACATCCTCCATGAACACAATGATACCAGATGATAACAGAATGTAAAGTATTATTATTTTAAGGTATTGTCTTATTTTAAGAATGGCAGGTTATTTCTTGATCATCATGGCAATTGCGAAAATCCATCCCGCGATCCCGAAGATCAGGGCGAAGATCAGCTTCTTGTCCGCAGCGGCAAGTTTCTCGGCGAGTACCAGGGCCATGGCTGTAGCAGCAAAACGTTCATTATGAACGGCCACTTCCAGTTTAACCCTGCACAGCGCGTGGGCATCATCTTCAAGCATGCGTATCCCCAGCGGGCGGCAAGGTTGGCGAGGCTGCCCATTCTGCAAGTTTGGGAATCCAGACTTTGCCTTCCGCCGTGGCGATGATGATGGCCGTAGCTTTGAGGATGGCGATGATTCCGGCGCGATCATGGAAATTAAATAAATTCGGAAAGGCCGCCATAAGTCCGGAGTTCCCGAGCACCACGCCAACCGCCTGTTTCGCGCTGACAATGAGAAAGAATTTAAGTTTTGGATTCAAGGTTTAATGTCCCTTCCATTAATTCTTTGTGTAGTGCCTGGTTCGTACCCCCGAGGATATCGGATCACTCCATCGCTTTCGTGGACGTGAGGCGGATACTCGCGGAAAATGAAAAAAAAACGTACGACCCCAAACCAGAGCGGCAAACCAAGTACAACGATCTCGGCCAGGTGGATCATTGTATCGGTGCTCATGCGGTTTCCCCCTGCTCATCGATTTGAGATTTAACCCATTCGGCGAGCGTTTCAATGGTCTCTACATTCAGTTTTGCGCACACGATCTTTGCCCACGCGCCCGGATTGTCACCGCCGGTCCAGCCGTGATTGCCGTCATGCCCACCGGCAAGCTCGAGAAAAGTATCATCGACGCTGTAAACGCCGGACCCTCCGGTAAGAATGGCGAGACATTCCCGGCGCAAGGCCGAGCATCCATCCGTGTGATCCTGCCACTCGGCATTCCAATCCGCTTTTAAGTAAATGGTCTTACCTTGCTCGGTTCCCCATCCCTTATCGCCAAGTTCCATGTCACCCGGATTATGGATGCGGAAGGGCAGCGTGCCGGGAATATTGCCGCCCTCCGCAAGCTCGATAGCGCGAGCCAAGTCGCTCGCCAGTTTCTCAATGAACGGATTGAAATCGGCTGGAGTCATGGAATTACTTAGGGGTTGCTGTTACACCCGCCGGCGCCAACGGATTGGACAAAAAAGTTGCACTTACTTCCGAGCTAAATGCGCTCTCAAATCCGGAACTGTCAATCGCC